CTGCAAACAGTATGGAGCCGGTAACAGGCAATCCTCAGGACGATATCATGGAAAAACTGCTGGGGATGTGATGGTAAGAAAATATTTTCATAGGTGCTTACAAGCAAATATTTGCATGGGTGAATCCCTGTACTGCGGAAAGGAGGAGAATCTAAATGAGGGATTATGAGCCGACACGGTTCATGCTGCCGACCAGTCATTATGACAAGGGAAAAGCTGACCGTGCCGTTATGTTCATCGAGAGCCTTAGGCACACCAAGGGCAGCTATTATAACAAGCCGTTCAAACTGCTCGATTGGCAGGAGAGGCTAATCCGTGACCTTTTCGGTGTGGTAAAGGAAGATGGCACCAGGCAGTTTAAACAGTGCATCACCTTCTGTGCCAAGAAAAACGGGAAGACGGAACTTGCGGCCGCGATTGCCCTGTTTCTCCTCTGCGCCGATCATGAACAGCGGGCGGAAATATACGGGGCTGCAGCTGACCGGCAGATGGCAGGTCTGGTATTTAATGTAGCGGCGGATATGATCCGGCTGTCTCCGGCGCTGCGGAAAAGGTGCAAGATACTGGATTCCAGGAAGCGAATCATATTCACGCCGACGAACAGTTTCTATCAGGTGCTTTCCTCCGACGCTGACCGGGCGCATGGCGTATCCGCCCATGGCGTGATCGTGGATGAGGTTCATGTACAGAAAAACCCAGATCTGGTGAATGTGCTGACCAAGGGCAGCGGTGATGCGCGTAAGCAACCCCTTCAGTTCATTATCTCTACAGCGGGTGACAACATCCACTCCATCGGATATGAACTATTCCAGAAGGCAAAAGACATTCTGGACGGCCGCAAGACCGACCCCACGATTTACCCTGTCGTGTATGCCGCCGACCCGGAGGATGACTGGACGAGCCCGGAGGTCTGGAGGAAGGCGAACCCCTCCATGGGCGTGACCTTCCCGGAATCCGCAATCCAGGAAGCATGTGAATCAGCGAAACAGAACCCGTCCGAAGAGAATGTATTCAAGACCCTGCGGCTCAACATCTGGACGAAGCAGGCTGTTCGCTGGATGCCTATGGAGCAATGGGATAAATGCGCTGCTCCTGTTGACGCAGAGGCGCTTCGTGGCCGACCGTGTTATGCAGGACTCGATCTTTCCAGTACACAGGACCTCACGGCGCTGGTATTGGTGTTTCCGCCCACAAATCCGGAGGAACCATACTCCATCCTGCCCTTCGCATGGGTGCCGGAGGAAACGATAACACAGCGGTCCAGGCGTGACCATGTGAATTATGACCTCTGGCGTAAGCAGGGCTTCATCCTGGCAACCGAAGGATCTGTTGTCGATTATGCAGCTATCGAGACGAAAATCATGGAGCTGCGGGAAATATACGACATTCGTGAGATCGCGTATGACCGCTGGAATTCCCAGATGCTGATACAGCATCTCAGTGGTGAAGGTATGACGGTCGTTCCCTTCGGCCAGGGCATGCAGTCAATGTCTCCACCGACAAAAGAGCTGTTCAAACTGACACTGGAAAAGAAGCTGGCCCATGGCGGACATCCAGTCCTGCGATGGTGCATGGATAACGTGGTCGTGGATCAGGACGCCGCCGGTAATATCAAAATCACAAAGGCGCGGGCGACAGAAAAAGTCGATCTTGCGGTGGCGCTGGTCATGGCGCTGGATCGAGCGGTCAGGCATGAGATGAACAAAGGCGAATCTGTATATGAAAACAGAGGCCTGCTGTTCGTCTGAGTGCCTCTGTAAATCTGTTCCCCTAATGAGCTTTTCAAGCTCATTATAACCCATGCGTCAAGGTCCAGCTGGTGGTAAAAGGACCAACACTTCATCAAATCAAGTACTCTTTTTCCTGTCGGAAAATCACATTTAACCGTTTTGCTAAAATTGGCTGAACGAGAAGCTCCGATGTGCAGAGCAGAAAGGATAATGGATGAGCATTTTTCAAAATATCTTCAAGCCTCGTGGCAGCAATCATCTGGCAGGCAGCGGCCCGAGATTCTTCTTCGGTCAGTCCGCTTCCGGGGCGAATGTCAATGAACGGACGGCTATGTCCATGACAGCGGTATACGGCTGCGTACGCGTCCTGGCGGAGTCCATCGCCAGTCTGCCGCTGCATGTGTATAAACGCGGCGAAAACGGGAACCGGGAGAAAGCAGAGAGCCTGCCGTTATATACTCTTCTGCATGATACGCCCAACGAAGAGATGTCGAGTTTCACTCTGCGGGAAACCCTTATGACGCACCTGCTTCTTTACGGCAATGCCTATTGCCAAATCCTGCGGAACGGGCGCGGAGAGGTGATCGCCATCTATCCGTTGTTGCCGAACCGTATGACGGTGGAACGGGATGAGAACGGCCAGCTGTTCTATCGGTATCAACGGTACAGCGAGGAACCTCCGACGATGGATGGCAATCAGGTGATCTTATCACCAGAAGATGTACTCCATATCCCCGGCATGAGCTTTGACGGTCTGGTAGGTTTAAGCCCTATCGCGGCCTGCAGGAATGCCGTCGGCGCGGGGTTGTCCGCCGACGAATACAGCAGCCGGTATTATGCGAACGGAGCGGCACCCATGGGCGTGCTGGAACATCCAGGCGTGATCAAAGATCCAGAGAAACTAAGAGATTCCTGGAACGCAGCATACGGAGGCACCAAAAACGCCGGGCGTGTCGCGATTCTTGAAGAGGGGCTCAAGTTCACGCCGATCTCCATCTCCCCGGCGGATTCACAGCTGCTGGAGACGCGGAAATTTACCGTTGAAGAAATATGCCGTATCTTCCGTGTGCCGCCCCACTTGGTTCAGGATCTGACAAAGACCAGTTACAATAGCGCCGAACAGATGAGTCAGGAATTTGTCTACTACACTCTTCTTCCATGGTGCGTGCGCATTGAGCAGGCAATGATGCGATCCCTGCTGTCAGCTGAGGACAGAAAGCATTTTGCAATCCGTTTCAATCTGGATGGCCTGCTGCGAGGTTCCTATGAAAGCCGTATGCGCGGATACCAGACCGCCGTGAATACCGGCATCTTCAGCGTCAATGACTGCCGTAAGCTGGAGAATATGGATCTGCTTACGCCTGAGGATGGCGGAGATACCCACATGGTACAGGGCGCAATGATTCCGCTGTCCATGGTCGGTGCAGCGTATACGAAACAGGCTGATAACAAAACAGAGTAAAGCGCAGCAGTAGGAGAAGCCCCTCCCGCTGCTGTTCTTTATATACACAGATGGCTCAACGCCGTCAATCCCTACGCTCCGTAAATCTGTATGCGGAGCTTTTTTGTGTGCCCATCACGATAACTGGGCAGAAAGGATATCTTCATGAAGAATTATACCATCAACGAACTCCGTGAAACCCGTGCCCGCGCCTGGGAGCAGGCCAAGGCTTTCCTCGACAGCCACCATGATGCCAAAGGCATGGTAAGCGCTGAGAACGTCGCCAAGTATGAGGCGATGGAAGAGGAAATCACCAATCTCGGCAAGCAGATTGAGATTCTGGAACGGCGCGAAGCCATGGACGCCGAGCTGGCAAAGCCTGTCGGCACGCTGCTGACGAATCGCCCCGGCATGACTGGCGACGCTAAAACTGGCCGCGCCTCCGACGCCTACAAGAACGCCATGCTGACTGCTCTGCGCACGAACTTCCGCACCGTCAACAATGTGCTGATGGAGGGCAACGACGCTTCCGGCGGTTATCTCGTTCCGACGGAATATGATGCCCGTCTGATCGAGGCTCTGGAGCATGAGAATGTGATCCGCTCCCTGGGCACCGTGATCCAGACCTCCGGCGAACGCAAGATCAACGTCGCGGCCAGCAAGCCCGCCGCCTCCTGGATTGAGGAAAACGGCGCGCTGGTTTTCGGTGACGCGACCTTCGACCAGGTGATTCTGGATGCTTACAAGCTCTCCGTGGCTGTGAAGGTTTCCGAGGAGCTTCTGGCGGATAACGCTTATGATCTGGAATCCTTCCTGATCAACGCTTTTGGCCGTGCTATCGCCAATGCTGAAGAAGAAGCGTTCCTCGTCGGTGACGGTAATGCGAAGCCCACGGGCCTGCTTCATGCTACCAAAGGCGGTCAGATCGGTGTGACGACCGCCAGTAATACGATTACTGCTGATGAAATCATCGATCTGGTGTACAAGCTGAAGCGGCCCTACCGTGCCAATGCCGTCTTCATCACCAGTGACAGCACACTGGCCGCTGTACGAAAGCTGAAGAACGACAACGGCTATCTGTGGCAGCCCGCCCTGACTGCCGGTGAGCCGGATCGTCTGCTGGGCTTCCCGGTATATACCAGCCAGTACGTTCCCACCATTGCTGATGGTCAGCCTGTTATGGCTTTTGGTGATTTCAGCTATTACAACATCGGCGACCGCGGTGCCCGTTCTTTCGCTGCGCTGCATGAGCTGTATGCCGGTGTCGGCCAGGTGGCCTTTGTCGCCAAGGAGCGCGTCGATGGCAAGCTGATCCTGCCCGAAGCTGTGCATGTGATCAAGATGAAGGGTACTGCAGCCCAGGGCTGAGATAACGCTCATATGAGTTGCTAAAAACCAAGGGACGTGCTCACGGAAGAGGGGCTTCTTTCCTGTGGGTGCGTCCCACTTCATTTTCCGCCTGAATCGCTGGGCGGAGTAACACACTGAGAACGACGATGAAAATCATCGAAAAATCGAGACAAAGCGAGGTGCAAATGATGATTCGCATGTAATCCCGCCTGCATGTGAGGGCCCATCTTCTGGGTGTCAATACATGACCAGGCAATTTTGATATGGAGGTATTGATATTGAAGAGACTCTCAGACACCCAGAAGAATGAAATACAGGCTATGCGGGCGGAAGGCCTTGGATATAAGGCGATCGCGGATAAGCTCTCATTGTCTCGCGAAACGGTTAGGAGCTATTGTAAAAGAAACCGCGTTTCTGCTGGGAGCACAGATACCGCTGTTACGGATACTGCATCTGAGATGAAGCAAGGCAACACCGTTTTCATCATCACAACCGCATACAGCGAAAACGCAACCGAGACGTTGGAAAAGAAGCTGGAAAAACTCATCCTGAACGAGGCTGCAAAGCTGTCCGGAAGTTATCAGTTTGTTCAGAAATCTGCCTGAGTAATGACTTGCAATGTGTGCCTTTCTGAGTGACTAATACGACTGGACAATCGATTCAAGGAGGAGTTGTAAAATGCCAAAACCAATATATGCGCCCGATAAGATCACGGCGCTCTACTGCCGCTTGTCAAGGGATGACGGTGGCGACGCCGAGTCGAACAGCATAGGGAACCAGAAAACCATCCTGAGGCGATACGATACCGATCACGGCTTCAGCAACACTAAATACTATGTCGATGACGGCTGGAGCGGCGCAAATTTCAACAGACCCGGTTTCGAAGCCTTGATGGCCGATGTAGACAACGGGCTGATCAGTACGATCATCTGCAAGGACATGTCCCGCTTCGGCAGGGATTACTTGCATGTGGGTCTGTACACTGAGGTGAAGTTCCCGGAAGCTGGAATCCGCTTTATCGCCATCAACGACGGCGTAGACAGTGCCAGCGGTGCGTCCGATGATTTTACCCCTTTCCGAAACATCATAAACGAATGGTACTGCCGCGACATTTCAAAGAAAATCAAGGCTAGCATGCAGTCGCGGGCCAAGTCCGGCGAACACCTGACGGGGAATGCGCCTTATGGGTACAAAAAGGACGAAAATAATCCGAAGAAGTGGGTAATCGAC